CGCAAATGGAGAGCTGATTTTCTGATTATTGGTACAAAAATTTTGATTGAGGTTGAAGGCGGGATCTGGAGCGGAGGCCGTCACACAAGAGGTAAGGGCTATTTAGGGGATATGGAGAAATACAACTCCGCAGCAATGATGGGTTTTACAGTTTTACGGTTCAGCACAGAGCAAGTGAAATCCGGTATGGCATTAAAGCAAATTGAATTATTAATTAAGGGTAAATAGGAAGGCGATTATGTTGGTTGAAAAGTTTGATTTTATTGAGTTACTTCGCCTTGCTATTGCTCAAGGCAAAGCTGAAGGTAAGAAAATTTCTAAAGATGTAGTTTTAGGTGAATTAGCGCTGTTATCGCCAGCTGCAAAGCTTTGGGCCACTGTCTTGATTGAAAAGGTTGATTTTGAGCGAATCGCAATAATTACCCCAGCACAAAAACAGACTGAAACTTTTTACAGTAAGTATGACTTTAATTTTCAAACTGAACGCCGTATTGAAGATATTCCGGGCAAGGTTGAGTTTGTTCGTGGTGAGATTAAATCAGGTAATTTTTTCAGAGCGCGAAATAAATTAGCGGTAGAGATTCATAAAGAAATGGTAAAGAAAAAATTTACCCCTACTAATGCCCAAGGTGATCTTACTAATCTGGCAAAAGGTATGGCTGAGATTATTTTGCGTGGCCATGTTTTTGTTAAGGCTATGTGTGGAGTCTGCCAAGGGTTGGGTAAAATTGAGACATTTGGTTTAAATGGCTTTCCAAATGGGGCAAGGTTTTGTGAAAAATGTAATGGTACTGGAAAACGACCATATACGTTGAAAGAGAAAATGAATATTGCTGGCATTGATGCAACCAAAACAGCTTATATAAAGAGTTATCAGAAATTTGAGCTGTTTGGAGAATCAATCGTTGCTGAATGGGAAAATGAAATTAGAACGCGTATTTCTCGATCATTCCGTTTTGAACTTCCTGATAGTCAAGAAACTTACGCTTGACAGTTGGGTATACACTTGAGTATAAAGATTTCTAAAATGGGCGAAATGTAAAGTAATCGCCAGAATGAATTTAAGAGCTCGCCAATCGGTGGGCTTTTTTATTTTGTGCTATAGTCCAGTCTAATTAAAATCTGGTACTTAAAATGAATATCTGTGTTGGTGGTGAACTTGACGGGCAAAAGATTGAAAAAGAAGGGCGATTGTTAAAAGCTTCAGATATCGACCCATCTTTTAAAACTGAGTACTACAAGCAAGTTTTTAACCGCGACAATACGGTGTTCCATTTCTGGTTGCCAATTGGATCTGACTTACATGATATGTCTGAGAAAGTTCTAAATATCCTTAGAGCACCTAAAAACTAGTTTTATCGTTTGCCGGACGTATTACGGCGCAAATGGCCCCGCTAAATATCGATTATTGGCGGGGCTTTTTATTAAATTTTAATTGAATTTGCTAAGGATAAAGATCTATAAAAATATTATAAAATCCAATAATTATATTATTAATTCAATAATTTATTTAAAATTAAATTAATCGAATTTAAACAATATTTACTTAGATGATGCATTAGGTAACTCAAATAAACATGATTTTAGGAGAATAATTAAAAAAACGGAGTACAAATGCTATGAATGAGAATGTAGAGCTAATAAATTACATTGATGTAGCTGAGACAGTTTACGAACGGGTATATGAAAATAATAAAATTTCAAATAATTTGATTGTTAATCTAAATCGCATTATGGCTGAGATAAAGAATCAAGCTGCAGAAAAAAGACTCAAATTGAAGTACAGCTCAATAGACTTTGAACATTGTTTAAGTTTGCCTTTAGCTGATCGCAAAATAAAAGTAGATTTAAGCCTTATACCTCATTTTGAAGATCGTGAAGAAAGTATTTTGTGGTTAACTAACTTTATTGGAAAAATTTGTGAGCCCAGAAAGATGCAAAGACAGAAAAAAATCTTCATTAAGTACCTGTGAATTTTAGATGAACCGCCCTTAAAGCGGTTTTTTATTGCTAGTAGAATATTTAAGGTATCTTTTCTAATAGGCACATACTATTGAAGTGTTTTTAATTTATTTTTTAGATTGAAAAAGATTGCTATTTAAGTAATTTAAATATAAAAATCTTTATTGATTGAGAGTAGTTGTTATACAGGATATTTATAAGGATTTTAAAATGACAATTATCACATTGCTCGATGTTAAGACGAAGAAGAAAGTGATAGTTCGGTCCGTAATAGACCCAATAGCAAGAATAGACAAAAAAGGGAATATACAAATTATTCAAATTCATAAATGGCTATATGATGAATCTGGAGATTTCGTTGATGAAGACTTATATGAGGCACTCAACAATGGAGAAGTTGGAATATACATAACTTTGCAGTATATGATCATTAATATTGAAAATTAATTATTTTTTATTTTTAGTCAGTTTGAGTTCTTAGTCTCTAGAGCCTAATGGTTACTACACATAAGACCTTATTAAGTATTACCTATTGATGGGCACATATTCTTTATAACTCTTGATAAGTAAAAAAATTATGTAGGCTAAAAATAAAACTATTTAAAAAGAAATCTTTATCTATTTAAATATGAATATTTAATATTTTTAATTCAATCCCTATTGCTAGTGCTTAAATATTATGCCAATATGAAGTTGGAGATATTTCCGAATAGATATTTTCTATTTCAGGTCTAAGCGTTTTTTTCGCTAAGCCCATTTCTGAATAAAAATAGGAAGTGGGCTTTTTTATTTTTAAATATTTCAGTATTATCAGTGTGTTGCTTTAAGTAACACTAAACCTTATTGATCAGCGCAAATATCAAAAAAAGGGGGAGCTTGCCTACTAGGCAAGCTTTTTAAATTGATGATTTAAACACAATAATCCATTTTAAAGCTCAATAGAAAGATCAAACTTCCATAGCTTTTATTTGTACTAATTTATTGAATATAATCGTTTTTATAATTTTTAAAATTTTCTTAAACTAAAAATGGAAAATTTCTTGTTGCAACATTGTTATAATAGGACTACCTTAAGAAAAATACTTTATAAAAATGAGGAGCTGCTGAAATGACACAGTATCTCATGTTTGCGGAAAATATTTATAACAAAATTAAAGATGAGGAATTGTTTTCACATGACTGTATTGAAAATATGAACTTACTTATGACATGTATACGCAGAGAAATTAAGGGAACAGAATTTAAATTAAAATATAATTTTATTGATTTTGTTGAATTGTTTAGTAAACAATTAGATGAATGTAAAGTAAAAATAGATGTGAGTTTGATTCCTCCTCATAATTCAGAAGGTGAGTATATTTTATGGTTAGCTGGATTTATCGAAAAAATTACAGAAGGTGGACCTAAACCACCTCCGCCTATAAAGAAATTTATTCCAGAGTATATGAGCTTCAAATCTGAATTAGATTTTTTACCCTTAAATGAGGAAAAAATTCAAAACGAAGGTAAAGAAATTACGGATTACTTTAATTCAAAGCTTTATAAGGCAACTTTTAAGAAGTAATACTATATTGCCTGTGAGTTTAGCCACCGCCTAAGGGCGGTTTTTTTATGGGTGAGAATAATGGATTCTACAGAATACTTTTGGCTTACTCGGAAAAAAGAACCTAAAACCAAGCCTAAATCCAGACCGCTACCTAAAGCTACTCAAAAGTACTTAGAGGCAGAGGAAGAATTTACTGAAGCTTTAGACAATCTGGAAATTAAGTACGAAAAGAAATTCCAGTTTAAGTCTACTAAGCATTGGCGTTTTGATTTTCATTTAATTGAACATCACATATTAGTTGAAATTGCTGGTGGCCCTTGGTCTGGTGGTCGAAAGGGTAAGCTAAAAAACAAAGCTTGGAGTCTTGATCGTTACGATGTGGCTGAAGAGATGGGTTACACAGTAATTCGCATAGAGGCAGCACCAAGATTTAAGATTAATGAATCTGGTCCATTACAGATCCAAGCTCATTTCGCTAGCCAATGGCTTAAAAATTTAAAGAGGCAAATATTTAATGGATCAGATCAGACCATTTCCTCCAACTGATTTTATTGATCAAGCTGAAGAAGAAGAAGCAATTAGACTAACACCAGCACCAGATCTAAAAAAATGGGTTGTTGCTAATTACTTAACTATTGGTGGACCTCTTTATAACCCCGATCATGATCATATAGCTGAGCTGCTTCACGATAATGAAGAGTTTTTAGCATTTGCTTGGGCCTCTTCTGCATATAAAAGCAAGCAAGCTATGGTGTTAGGCCAGTGCGAAAAAGTCATGTTCAATGTTGGTGGATGGCGTAAGGCCAGACAAGAGCAACAGATGCGTGACTGGTTCGGCTTTGTGCCAACATATTTAATAACTGTCGACGCTTCTTTCTGTGAGCGTGCAAACGATACAGAGTTCTGTTACTTACTTGAACATGAGCTTTACCACATTGGAGTGATGAGAGACGAGGACGGCGAAATCATTTATAGCGATAGTACAGGGCTGCCTAAGCACTATCTTGCAGGTCATGACGTTGAAGAGTTTATTGGCGTAGTTAAACGTTATGGACCAAGCAAAAATGTTAAGCGACTTATTGAAGTCGCAAAAAATCCGCCGTTTGTTTCGAATCTTGATATTTCCAAATGCTGCGGAAACTGTGTAATCAATTGAGCCTTATGGCTCTTTTTTTTGCCCATTTTGTTATACGTAGTTATACGATGAGGAAGTTATGGCGACACTAAAAGAGCCTGTGAAAATCTTTATAGTTCAGTCTCTTGCTTGTCGTGATACACCTCAAGAAGTGGCTGAACTCGTAAAACAAGAATTTGGCGTTGATATAGATCGTGTTCAAGTTGCAACTTATGACCCTACAAAGGTTGCTGGTAAGAACTTAAGCAAAAAGTATGTCGAACTATTTGAAAAAACCAGAGATGAGTTTGATAAAGGCTTAATTGATATTCCAATTGCCAATAAGTTCTACCGATTGAAGCAATACCAAAGACAGCTTGAGAAGACTAGAAACGTCAAAACAGCCTTAAAAATTCTTGAACAAGCCGCTAAAGACATTGGTGGTCAATTTACTAATCGCCAAGAAATTACAGGCAAAGACGGGGGACCAGTTCAAACAGTTAATTCAGAAATTCCAGTTCCAATGGAAGATTACTTAAAAGCGCGGAGGGAAGTCTTAGATGAGTACTGATGCGGCTCGGGATAAAGCCATCCGGATCGAGGCGCAAGAAGATTTATATTTCTTCACAAGGTACATGTTTAAGGAGCGCCGTGGTTATAAATGGATGCAAAATTGGCACCACTTAGAAATCTGCGAAGCTTTAATGAAAGTTTATCGCGGAGAGATAAAGCGGTTAATTATTAACGTTCCACCACGATATTCTAAAACTGAAATTGCTGTAATTAATTTTATGGCATGGTGTTTTGGTAAGAATCCAGACTGTGAGTTTATTCATATCAGTTACTCAGCAATGCTTGCCGCAAATAATGCATTTCAGACTCGTAATATGGTTCAAGAAAAGGCTTATAAAAAGGTCTTTCCTGATCTTAAATTACGTGAGGATAGTAAAGCTAAGGATTTCTGGCGCACCGATGCAGGCGGAGTCTGCTATGCGACTGGTACTGGCGGTACCATTACAGGTTTTGGTGCAGGCAAAATGCGTGAAGGCTTTGGTGGTTGCATCATTATTGATGACCCGCATAAGGCTGATGAAGCCAAATCAAAAACTATCCGTGAAGGTGTAATTGACTGGTTCCAAAATACTCTCGAGTCTCGTACTAACTCACCAGAAACGCCAATTATTGTCATTATGCAGCGTCTTCATGAAGATGATTTGGCTGGATGGCTGCTAGGTGATAGAAAAGACGGCGTTCCTGTAGCTGGTGGTAACGGTGAAGTGTGGGAGCATCTATGTCTTTCAGCTATTCAGGAAGACGGATCCGCACTATGGCCAGCAAAACACAATATTCAAAAATTGAGGCTAATGGAGCAAGCCGCACCGTATGTATTTGCCGGGCAGTACCGACAAATGCCATCACCGCCAGCAGGCGGTTTTTTTAAGCCTGACAATATCCAAATTGTTGAGGCTTTGCCTGCAGATGTATTGAAACAAGTTAGGGCTTGGGACTTTGGGGCAACTGAAAATGAAGGTGACTTTACAGTAGGTGTGCGAGAAGCTCTAGGCGCAGATGGTTTTACTTACATTGTCGATGTGACAAGAGGACAGCTTGGCCCAGACAATGTGAATAAGCGTTTAGAACAAACAGCAAAGCTAGATGGGAAAAAAGTTTCTGTGCGTTTACCACAAGACCCCGGTCAAGCTGGTAAATCGCAAGCTAGTTCATTTGTGAAGCTTCTTGCTGGTTATAACGTGATAGCCAAACCAATTTCAGGTGACAAGCTCACACGGGCACAACCATTTGCGGCTCAAGTTAACGTAGGAAATGTACGTATGCTCAAAGGTGAATGGAACAAGGACTTTATTGATGAGCTTCGTCATTTTCCTAACGGTACACATGATGACCAAGTGGATGCAGCCTCAGATGCATTTAATGAATTACATGAAGGTTTTGAAGCCTTTTTTGCTGATATGGGATTTGCTCGATGAGTGATGTAACTTTTCAACATGCTGAATATGTTAAGAACTTGCCATACTGGCAAAAACTTGATGATGTTTGTGAAGGTGAAGATGCAGTTAAGGCTAAAGGTGAAAAATATTTGCCGATGCCAAATGCTCATGATCAATCACCTGCAAATAAAAGTGCTTATGAGGCTTATCGTACTCGGGCAGTCTTTTATGAGTAACGGGGACTACATCTAATAGTTTAGTTGGTGCAGCTTTTGCAACCGATCCAAGTTTTAAATTTCCTCCGGAACTTGCTCATTTAGAACGTAATGCAAATGGTGCAGGTCTTAGTACTTATCAATTGGCTCAAAATGGTATTCGCCATTTATTAAAACATTATCGTTGTGCTTTATATGTAGATTACCCGGATGTATTACCAGCTCGCAATCTCGCGGAATTTAAAGCGCAAAAAGCCTATCCAATGATTCATTTATTGAATGCCATAGATGTAGTGAATTGGGATTCAGTAATGGTCGATAACCAGAAAAAACTTTGTCTCGTAGTTATCCGTGAATTTAGGTCTGAGCGCGGTGCTGATGGATTTAGTAAAACCGAACAAGAGCAATATCGTGTACTTCGTTTAGAGCAAGAGGGAAATGGGGAATATATTTATTCCGTTCAGGTGTACACAAAGGGTGAAAAGGGTAACTGGGTTGGCGGAGAGAAGAAGTTTCCAACAGATTACAACGGGAATTTCTGGACCTATATACCTTTTACATTTGTAGGTGCAATTGATAATTCAGAAGAGATTAAAAAGCCACCATTACTTCCTTTGGCTAATCTCAATTTAGCCCATTACAGAGACAGTGCGGACTTTCAAGAGTCCGTTTTTTATATGGGGCAACCTCAATATTATGCGAAGGGTGTTAATTGGGAGTGGTATGACCAAGCCAAGAAACGTGGCATCTACATTGGAGCGAAAGTACTTTTGCCTTTACCTGAAAATGGTGGTTTAGGAATTGTACAAGCCGACCCTAATACTCTTGCCCGGGAAGCGATGAAAGATAAGTGGGAAAAAATGAAGGAGATGGGGGCGCGTTTAATTGAGAAGGGCTCGGGAAGTAAAAAGACCGCTACCGAAGCGAATAGTGATGACGCCGTTCAGCATTCAGTTCTTTCGCTCTGTGTCGTTAATATGAATGAAGCCTTGTCAGCAGCATTACGATGGGCTGCTAAGTTTGTAACGCCTAATGTGGATGTTCTAACTAAAGATGATTTGATGTTCGAAATCAGTCAAGAATTTAACAAACAGGGTTATTTAGCTGAGTTAGCTCGACAGTTATTTGAAGCAGCTCTACAAGGCCGATCTTCATTTAAATCATGGTGGGAATACAACCAAACAGGTATGTTCCCTAAACAAAAATATGAAGAAGAGCTACAGAATGTTGAAGCAGAGCAAGATGGGACTTTAAATCAAAAGGTAGAGTGAGATGGCAACAGATATCAAAAAACTATTTGAAGCACTCACTCAGCACCAGGCCTATCTTTATCGTGCTTCATCAAAAACGGTAAATGAGTTATTGGCTTTATTCAATGATGATACGAGCAAGATGCTATCTAAGCTTCGGGATTTATTGGATGAGCTTAATGAGTCGGAGAAAGTTGCTTTAGCTGGTGGTAAATATACAACTTCAAATTTAAGGGAAATTAGGGATTTGATTGCCCAATGGTTTGCCAGTGTTAATTTAGCATTACCTGAAGCTTTTGCCGTTTCTGCTACGGCGCTGGCTGTTTATGAGGTCAATTACGTAGCTAAGCTCTATGGAGCAAAAATTAATAAGCCTGATGGGGAAAAACTATTCTTATCCGCTAAAAAAGTTCCGTTGGCAGGTGGCGCTCTTGTCGATGATCTGCTTTCAAGAATTGCTGAAAGTGCCCGTCAAAAGGTTGAGTATGCAATTCGAGATGGTATTAATTCAGGCAAAACTAACCAAGAAATTGTTCAGCGTATTCGAGGGAGCAAACGGCTTAACTATGAAGATGGGATCTTAAATGGTACCAAAACTGATATTGAGCGAACGGTAAGAACTGTGCGAAGTCATGTAGCTAATCAAGCCTATCTAAATAGCTTCAACCAAATTGGCTTTGAATATGTCCGATTTGTTAGCGTTTTAGATGGACGAACTTCTAAGCTTTGCGCTTCATTAGATGGTTCAGTGTGGGAAATAAATGATCCGGCAAAGCGAGTGCCGCCGTTACATCCTAACTGTCGCAGTATCTTGGTTCCGGTCGAGAAGGACGGTCAACTTGTTGGCGAACGGCCATTTGTCATGGACGAACGTCGAGTTAAAGACATCCCGAAAGAAGAGCGAAGCCAGTTAATAGGGCAGTTAGATGCCAATACCACTTTTAAAGAGTTCTTCAAAAAGACAGATGATTTCTTTCAAAAAGAGTGGCTAGGGCCGAAGCGTTACAAGCTCTATAAGGAAGGAAAATTTGATTTTGAAAAGTTCTTCGATCCGGAAGGGCGGCTTTATACCTTGGACCAACTTCGAAAGTTGGATGAGCAAACTTTCAAGGAGTTGGGCTTATGAGTATTAGTTCAGAATTCATCTTTATTTCTTTCTTCGTTGTTAGTGGGCTTATCTACTGGCAAAGAAGCAAGCATTTTAAAGATTATTTAAAACGGAAACGCTAAATAAAATTTTAACCATAGCACCTTCGGGTGCTTTTTTTGTGAGAAGAAAATGATCAAAGAAGTAACAGAGCAAGAGTTAGCTGAAAAGTCTGCGGCACCCCGAGTAACTAAAGCGCAAATTGATTCATTGATGGAGCGTGTTACTTATACGGTAGAGCAACGCCCCGGAGGCACGACATCTACTTTTGTACATGCATTTTTAGATGGAAAGTTTTTTCTAGCAACGGGTTTTAGTGCATGTGTGAATGCTGAAAACTTTGATGCTGAAATTGGTGAGCGTATGGCTCGTGGAAATGCAGAAAAGTCAGCCGAAAATAAACTTTGGGAGCTAGAAGGCTACCGTTTATTTGCAACAAATTTCTAAGATTTTAATCGAAATGAAGCGTCCTAAGGGGCGCTTTTTTAATGCCTGCCAGATGCGGATGCGGACGGTGAATCCGGGCGGATGCCCATTTTGTATATAGGTTGGATGACCAATGAAACTTAAAACAGTAACAATCGACGGTAAAGTTTATGCGGAAGTAGACGGTGATAAGCCGATCTATATTCATGATGATGGCAAAGAAATGCCACATGATGCACCTCATTCGGTAGCAACAATTGCACGCTTAAACAATGAAGCTAAAACACATCGTGAAGCCAAAGAAGCAGCCGAAAAAGCATTAAAAGCTTTTGAAGGAATTGAAGACCCAGCGGCAGCTAAAAAGGCATTACAAACAATCCAAAATCTCGACGATAAAAAGCTGGTGGATGCCGGTGAAGTTGAGAAAGTTAAAGCTGAAGCTATCAAAGCAGTTGAAGAAAAATATGCTCCGATTGTTGAGCAACGTGATGCTCTAGAAGCCTCTTTACATAAAGAACTTATCGGCGGTGGTTTTGCTCGTTCTAAGTACATTCAAGACAACATTGCAGTACCTGTGGATATGGTGCAAGCGACCTTTGGTCATCACTTCAAAATCGAAGAAGGCAAGGTGGTTGCATACGATCAGAACGGTGAAAAGATTTATTCACGTGTACGTCCCGGTGAACTTGCAAATGTTGATGAAGCTTTAGAGTCATTGGTTGGTGGATACCAGCATAAAGACTTAATTCTTAAAGGTGGTAAAGGAACTGGTGGCGGTTTTCAAGGTGGGGGCAAAGGTAGAGCGCCTACAGGAATGAAACGCAGTGAAATGTCTGTTTCTCAAAGAGCTGAATACATCAAAGAACATGGCCAAGAATCATTCCTAAAACTACCAAACTAATTATTAATATTTGGAGATAAGTAGTTATGACTACAACAGTTAATTCAGACATGATCATCTACAACCAATTGGCTCAAACTGCTTATTTAGAGCGTTTGCAAGACAATTTGAATGTATTTAACCAGGCCTCTAATGGTGCAATTGTATATCGCAATGAGATTATTGAAGGTGATTTCAATAAAGAGGCATTTTACAAAGTGGGCGGTAGCATCAAGCATCGTGATGTGAACTCCAATGCAAAAGTAACTCCGGAAAAAATCGGTGCAGGTGAGTCTGTAGGTGTAAAAATTCCATATAAATATGGCCCTTATGCATCTACTGAAGAGGCATTTAAGCGCCGTGCTCGTACACCAGAAGAATTTGCTATGGTTGTTGGTTACGATCTTGCAGATGCATTGGTTGCTGGCCGTTTAGAGTACAGCCTAGCTTCTTTAAAAGCGGCCATTTCTAGCAATCCAGACATGGTTGCAAAAGGTAGTATCGTTGTTGATGGCCGCAAAGCATTGACTCGTGGTATGCGAAAGTTTGGTGATAAGTTTGGCCGCATTGGCTTATGGGTGATGAACTCAGATACATATTTCGATATTGTCGATGATGCAATCACTAAGCAAATTTATGGTGAATCTGAAATCGTTATCTACGGTGGTTTACCGGGAACCTTAGGAAAGCCGGTCTTGGTGACGGACGCTGTAGGTGATAACGATGCTTTTGGTTTGCAGTATGGCGCTGTCACTGTAACTGAATCACAAGTACCAGGCTTCCGCGCGTATGACATCAATGATGAAGAAAACTTGGCAATCGGTATGCGTGC